ACTGTGGGGATGAAGTTATACACGAATCAGGTCAGCAGCAAACACAGCGTCCCAATCCACTCTTTTGATCTGTTTCAGTTGTTCAAGATTATTAAATCTTTCACCCGATAACGACATCTGAAGATCTTTAATCTCTCGAGCAGTCTTCAGTCCGATACCCTTGATGTGATCAGAGATCATTTGGGCCGTTGCTGAATTAATGTTCAAGCGATGATCGGGTGGAAACGAACGTGGCTCTTCTTTTGCGGCCTTGTCTTTTACCTGAAGAGTCTTGACCTTTTTGGTCGCGGTATCATCAGGAATGATCTCTGTTTTATAAACAGTAAACAGGCGCCCGTCCTGGTCTTCAACCATGAACCAATCGCCGTCATCTAACTCGGAAATGACTTTGACGTGTGCGCCTGTTTTTGTGTACTGGTAGAGCATAAGGACCAGAAGAACATTCTGGTCCTAGTTTAACTTACTCAGCTAACAGTGCGACCGGTCAGGTAGCCATCAATGTCTTCGTAGCCAGGAGCCACATCAGGTTGGATGTAGCAGCACTCAACGACCAGATAGCCAGTACGACCACCAGTAGCATCGCCACTGGAGATGTAGAAACCACCGGAAGTAGCAGTGCTATTGGCGGTCTCCTTCGCAAACACCTTCAGAGTGGTGGAGGCAGTAGCGGAGTAGTAGACATTACCAGCGGTAACACCAGCAGCGCCAGAGGCGATCAGGAAGGGGTTAGCACTGTAGCCTGCAGAACCAGCAGCGAAGAAGATTTCGCCAGCCTGGGAACCAGACACGGTAGAAGTCAGGTTTGCCTGAATTACGGCTTCACCGATACCAGAGGCAGCGGTGGGGCTACCACCATTGCTACGACCAAAGGAGATCACGTTGCCGGTAGCAGCGTAGATACCGGAAGCAACGCGGCCATCGCCCCAGCCAGAAGCAACGGAGATGGTGGCGCGGTACACATAAGCAGGCAGGGTGCTGCTACCAGAGATCACCATGCCAGTGATGTCGGTACGGGTGTCGTCATTCCGATAGGGGGAAGGAACGATCACATCAGCAGCAGCGGTAGCGCCAGCGCCAGAGGTGGTGGTCACAGGGACATAACCACGCTGCTGGAAGTAACGGTAACCAGGAACGGCCAGCACAGAAGTGGGGCCGCCCTTGGAACCATCGGTGATACCACTGTCGTCGGTATCAATGTTCTTGTACCAACCGTTCAGGGGTTCTGCCCAGTTGCCTGGGTAGATTTTCTTAGCGGACAAATAGGTCATTTATCTTTTCCTAGTTTGTGTGTTTATGGTTGATTATCAAACGGTACCGTCGTCAGCAACAAAGCTGAAGGCGGTGGTCACGAAGTCCTTGTTCAGGATCTCGAAACCAGCGTACAGTTGCCAGATCAGGATGATGAAACGGCTGAAGTCATCGTTGTTGTTGATGAGCACCTGGGCGTTAGGACCACCGATGCCAACACCGATTGCCTGAGGACCGAAGAAGTAACCCTGAGCAGCTTCTTGGGAGCTGTAGCTGGAACCGTTGTTGAAGGAAGTGGAGATAGTCTTGGTCGGGAAGTTGGTCGACTCGAAGAACTTCACACCTTCAAACTGAACGCCAGTAGGCATCACGGGTTCACCAGCCAGGAAATAGGCCTGACCAGCCTGGGGACCCATGTAGAAGCTGGCGTTGTTAGGCATCATGGGGTTGCCCATGTACATGCCTTGGCCAGGGTTACCAGCGTAACGAGCGATCTCACGGAAGTCTTGATCACGACGCAGGTGCATCATGAAGGTGGGATCGCAAATACAACGATACAGACCATCAGCGAAAGTCGGAACGTTGCGCTTACGAAGGTCCTTAACAACAGTCAGAAGGTCGGTACGAACCTGGAACTGCTGAACTTCGTTATCGTACTCAGTGCTGGTGTAAGTGATTTGACCAGAAGCGTTCTTGGTTTTACCACCAGCGAAGTAGTAACCACCTTGGGTGGTAGAGGCGGCACCATTGGCTTCAGCTTTGGCGAGTTCGTCAATGAACACACGGTCGCGCCAACGGCGATAGTCGTCGAGCAGGGTCATAGAACCGATGCTCTGGTGGAACATGTTCAGGTTGCCGGTGTCCAGCAGAAGACGCTGGGCGGTAACCAGGGTTTCACGAGCAATCTTGAAAGTGCTGGGTTGGGTCGGATCGCCCGGATCGGCAGGACCGGTGTATTCCTTAAGCACCACCAGGACTTTCTCCTTGGTGATGTTACGGCTGTTGGCGGTACCGATGGTCTGGTCAGCAATACGCTCGCGGCTGTCCTTGGTACCAGGGGTTCCCCAGAACTTGTAGCGATCAAGCTGAACGGTTTGACCAGGCTGACGGGTGAAGTCATGGACCACCACAGGCTCCACAGCCATTTCGGCAATGTAAGCAGGGTGAGGACGGTAAAGTTCCGCACCCAAAATCTTTGGAAAGTCGTTATCAATGAACACTTTGTTTTATCCTCCAGTGTCGCAGGAAGTGTTTTTATCGGATGAAAGATTCAGACATTTATATGTCTTATCTAACACAAATTTTAGCAGTCGGTAATTTATTCAATCACCGACATACTTTCACTCCATTACAAACAATTTGTTTGCAATGGTCTGAGGCTGAGCCTGGTTAAGAACGCGCCAAGCATTCTGAGGGTCACGATTCATCAGATCGCTGAAGGTACCCCAGAAGTTCTCGGGTTGTTGAGGAGCAGCGGCTGCGGGAGGAGCAGGGAACTGACCAAGCTGAGGTTGACCAACTTCCTGGGTCGGATAACCACGAGTCTCAAGTTGAGCTTCGTTTTCGTACACAGGGTACGGACCTTCAGGACCGAAGAACTTCAGTGTATAGTCACTGAGAACATCGGGATTGGTCAGAATCTCGTTATAAGCCAGATTCTCTTGATGTTCGTTAACCGCAAAGTTTGCGTAACGAGTGATCAGATTAGCGGCGTTGTTTCCCCACGCGACGGCGCTGTCCAGCATCTGCTCCAGGTTTAGAGCGTAGTTGTTCAGAACTGCCGGTGCCTCGATCCCGAACGCGTCCATCACCTGACGGCTTTCCTGGCTCATTCCCACCAGGTCCGCGATTTGCTCCAAGGATGGAGTTGAGGAGGTTTGGGAATAGTTGGGCGAGGATTCCTGGCTGGGAGACCAGGTCAGCGGAGCCGATTGTTGCGTAACTTGGCTGCTGGGTTGTCCGTAATTGGCCGGGGTATATTGAGTCGGAATCTGCGACTGTTGACCCTGGAACGGGGATTGGACTGGTGCGCTCAGCAGGTTCACCACCTTGTTGAACGCCGATTCCCATGGATTCGAGCCCTGGGATTCCGCCGGTTGGGATTGGGGGGCGTACTGAGTAGGGGCTGATTGGTAGCTGGGGGCTGCCTGAGGTACCGCTTGGGGGTAGCTCGTACCCACCTGATATGCCACCGGAGCTTGGGCCTGTGCCACCGGAGCTGCCGGCTGGGACGGAACCACGTAGCTGCTGGGGGCGACGGCCGCTGGTGCTTGGCTCGTCTGTGGGATCGATTGGACGGTAGCGTCCTGCATAACTCATCTCCTTTTGTAAAGCTTCTAATGTGCGATATAGATAGGGTGTTAAATCTAATCGCGGGTCTGCAGCCATCGGTAAGTCTGGTGACTGCGGATGGGGAGTTTGCATCATTCCCCCCACAAGGCGAGCAAACTGAGAGTATGCACTCTGTAATTCGTTCACCATTCTGAACGGGAACCCAGATAACATCTCGGCCCGTTCCTCATCCGTCTTAGACGGGAAGAGGTATTTCAGTGCCTCAATGCTATCAACACCTAACTCCTGCAGGTTTCGTACCACGATGGAGTTGTTGAGGATGTCTTGGGTGGAGTCCTCGTAAACAGGACCTAACCAACGCCATTGAACTGTTACATCCCCATCCGGAATTAAACCTAAGACACCGGGAGGAATTTGTTGTGTACGTAGAGAAGCCATCATCAATTGCTTGATTTGATTCTCATACATCGCCATTGCATCTTCGTATGCGGCTATATCTTCATCTGAAGCTTGTTCTGGTAGGTCCAGGGGCTTTTCAAGTCCTGCTGCAGCAGCAAGCGTGTCCCGGAATAATTTTTCTTCCTGGAAGATAATCAACTCAAGACAGCGGCAGATACCATAAGTGTAAATAGAGTTTGCTTTCTTTTTGGCGGTTGCTGATACACGTCCAAACAGAGATTTGTACTCAGTTGCAGTCACGCCAGCAGAAATAGAAAGCTCGTCTACTCCACCAAGAGCGGTCCTAATTTCCTCGCGATATTGGCGTGCAAAAGAGTTTTGGTCACCAGTGATTGCATCTGGGACGATATAACCAACACGATCGTTTGGCTCCAGGTTTGCAATGATGCGTGGTACACGAAGCTGACCGTCAACACCTCGATAAATTGGATCGGCCTTAAATCGGGATTGACTCAGGGCACCTGCACCACCAAAACCTGAGTTTGCAGCAATGGAAGGACGTTGAATAACTGCTTCTCCGCCGGACTCCATCAGGTCAGTCTTGGGACGAGAGGAGAGCAAAGTTGGGTTGCCAAAGAACTGTACGTTCTTCCGCATGGTGCGGATCATGTCATCATGCGTGCAAATATGATTGGCAAGGGCATCGAATTCGCCAACACCTTCTGTTGAGAAGCCTTTCGGATTATTGAAGATCTCTACGCAGGGAATAAATCCAAGAGTGTTTCTGAATGTTTTGGTCTTGCCAGTGATTGCTTGATAGTTTGTATCAAAAGAAATTTCACCTTCTGAATGAGTTTCTTCGATTGTTTTACGTTTAATCGAAAGGCGAATATAGCGTTTGACTGCGCCACGTCCCATGCCTGCCGGACCTGTAATATTGCCCGCTTCAATGTCTTGTTGATAACCAAGACCTTGACGTACCTTGTAGCTATAGATGATTACAACTTCATCAAGCTCGCCGTCAATATTGTAGAAAGTTCGGTATTCGTGCTTACGAAAATAATAAAGACGATAGTTGCTTTGTGTAGGACGGATGTAAAAAAGACCTTGGCCATCACACAAGAAGTAGTCCCAGATGGAATCAAGGCGTGTTTCAAGTTGGTTGTATTTGATTACGCGATCGAGAAAGTCTTTGCGTTGATTGCCGAAGTTATCTTGAGCCGGAAAAAATTCAACACCCTGACGGATGCCGAATAGTTTCATCTGCGAAAGATGAGAGGCGACGATGCCAGTATCAATTGCCGCTCCTCCATCCTTCTCGATGTAAGAGTCGATAATTTCTTTAAGCCTGGCTTTAGCGTCAGTCGCCATTGATTATTGCCTCTTTTACGTAATACTAACAGTAATTTAGGCGAGTGTTTTATTGACAAAACCTGCGGGTAATTGACCAAGCTGAGGTCCACCGAAGAATTGTGCGTTCTGAATCCCGCCCATGTTGCCAATGGCTCCCGGCAAGTTACTAGAGCCGGGAATTCCGGCCAATGGAAGTTGTGGGCCACCTGCAAGGAATTTTTTTGGAAAGTTCCCAGGGGCACCGGGAACATTAGACATACCGCCGTAAAACATTTTCTCTAGACCTCGATCTTCTTATTTTACTCTTCTATAACCTCATATCCCGCATCATCATTTACTTTGCTGATGATAATGCCATTGCTTCGTACGTCCCAATTAAGAAGATCGCCTTCTTGCCAGCCCAGGTCTTCGATTACTTCGTCGGGTAATATGATGTATTGATCACCATTCTCATCTTCTTGTACTTCTAGAATGTAGCTCATTTAGCCGAAAGCAGCTTCTCCATTAGCTTATCAAGTTTATTGTTGATTTCGCGGAAATTATCATGCATTTCTTTAATTTCTCTTAAGAAGTCAGTTTTCAAGACATAGTCCATTGGAAGACGGCTTAAATCGTTTTCCAAACAATCAATGCGACGTTTCTGGGAATTAATGTACCCAAACGCCTGTTCTAGTTTTTCTTTTTGTCGATCTAAAATTTTATTGGCAACCCATGTCCCGCCTGTAATTGCGGATACAATACTGGTTAAGCCAATGGCTACGTACTCTGGACCCACGGCTAAAGACTTTTTTTTAATTCTAGTCTTTAGTAATCAAGATGTAGTTGGCCTTTTCTTGATAGACCGTTCACTAACCAGACGAGAGCATCTACGCAGTCATCATGACTACTTACACCGAAATTTGTGAGTTCCTCGAAGAGATTTGTGAAGTTCCGATACCGATTGAAGATAATCTTTCGATCTTCAAACATGCCCATGATTCCACGGAACCGTGCCAA